CCTGAAGCAGTACCACCAGCTCCGAAACTTTCTGATACGCCAAGTATATTACCTGTCACTCTTTGTACAGCATCTTCTTGAGTTGAACGTACAGAGCGTGAAGAGGATTTACCTCTTATAAACCGGTCACGTAAGTCTGGTGTGTTTGTACCTACCAAAGATCTAAGTGCGGAATAACTTGTACTAATTGCTGCACCATTACATTCCAACCATCCACTAGGTATTACAGATCCAGCAAAAGCCACAATTGTACCAGTAGGAACTCTAGTGACTAAAGCTGCATCGTGTACAGCTTTAGAAGTAGCTACAGTATTTGAATCGTTTAGTGTATATGAGTTACTGTAGTTTTTATCGTATGTAGATCCGCTTAAAGAGTCAGAAGTTACATATTTTGTATTGTCTGCACCTGCATTTACATCGGCTGTGGTAGCTGCTGTAGCAGTGCCCAAGTCTTTTAGATACCAATACCCACCTGAACCAGTATCTTTAAATGTATACTTTACGCCTTCGTAGGTGTAAGTGTTACCATCTAAAGGGTTGTTTGGAAAATTAATAGCCATTATGAGCCTCCTTCTAATTGTTGTAGTCTTACCCATACATCTTCGAGAGCATCTTGTACGTTAGTATTTCCTTCACCTACTACTGTATCATCGAAAGATATACTGGCTGCATCAGTAGCACCACCGCCACCGCCAGAAGCTGCCAATTCATCGAGAGCTGACTGTACTTCTGTAGCTGTTAATCCTGAAGTGGTATTATCGTATACAATGTTTACTGCATCGGGTGTTACTGAACCGCTACCTGAACCTATTGAAGCTGGAACATAAGGAGAGTTAGCTGGAACCCATTGCTCTGAGTCACCATCATCTACGTCAATGTATAGTTGACCATCATCGAGGTTAAACCAACCTTGTCCTGCCCCTCTTACTGGTGGTGGAGGTGAGGTACTAACTGTGGTAGTTGTTACTTCTTCCCATTGACCAGATGTGGCGGTAATACCTTTACGAGCGTATAATTTGTTATCGTTCGGAGCTTCTTCTACCCCGCCTACGACTTCGGAAGCTGTAGGTAAATGTCCTTCATGGAATATACGATGTGAGTTAGGCCCAGTTTTATTGATGTTACGGCTGTCTGGTACAGTGTCAGTAGCTGTACCTAAGTCTACAGCAACTAGTTCGCCACTATAGTTTGCTACACCCCAGTTTGTTGAGCTGTCGCTTGTGAAGTAACCGACCATAGGAGTAGTACCATAGATGGTTTGCTCCTGTCCAAGCCAAGTACTTTGCGACTTAAAACCGAAATCTAGACGAAAACCGTCCGTTTGCTTAAGAGTAGTAGGCTCGCCAACGTACCCGCCCGTAACCCAATAGCTGTTAGTCGAATCCAAGTCAGGATCGTTGTTCAGTGAGTTTGCGATACACACATAAATTACGTTAGTACGCTTTACTCTAGCTCCCACTGCATAAGTTATGTTATCTTGCCAATCAAACACACCTTCTTCGGCCAAATGCAGTACGTTTTGGTCAATTCCTTGAACCATGTAGTTAAATTGTTGGTAGGTAGGTATTTCTGCTACCCAACCGTTTTGATATTTAGTGCTGTCTACAGGTAATGTACCACCACTAAAAGCCCATACTAGGCCCAAATCTCTTTGTGCAGTCATATTTATGTCCTAACTACTATTAAAGTGTTTCCTAGAGGTACTAGGTATTTCTTAAAATATTGAATGAAAGCTACATCAGTTGCTGTAGTGTCGCTTGCAGATAACTCAATCTGTATAGTAGAGGTTGCTGGAAAGCTTAACTCTACCTTCTGTGGCACTCTGCCTAACAAATATGAAATAGCATTGTAGCATGTGTTAACATCAATACTTCTTTTGTTAGTTAGGTAAGCTTTAGCAAGCAATAACCTTTTAAAACTAAGATCACTTAGCTCTACATTGTTAGTATTATTCTGACCATCTGATCTGAATATACCACCTCCACTTGGAGTGTTAAAGTCTGCTAATGATCCTGCGTTAGCTGTGTTTAGGCCATCATCAGAGAAGCCAAAGAAGGTAATAGGTAACCCTAACCCTCTAGTCTCTCCAAGTATCTTACCTATAACATCTAGTTGCTCACCCTCTGCCCACTCTATGAACCTACCTAAGTATACGTTTTCTATTTCGTAGAATAACAAATCTACTTCCTCTATAAAAGCAGAAAAGTACTCTTTTAAGTTAGTACTTTTCTGATATTGAAGAAGTAATAAGCTATTCATAAGTTCAGTACCTTTAGTAGTACTGATTTCAGGTTTGCTTATTCTTTCTAAAAACATTATATACCTACGTTACAGTTATTGTAATGTTAGCATCACTAATAGAAGCAAATTCATCATCTGCAATAGCAAGGTTTGTTGAAGTTAAGGCTCCACCTGAGACACCAATGTTAAGCGAGTTAATCTGTGCTTTAGCATAAGGTGTAATGAAACTAAACAACCTTGACCATATAACATCTTCACCACTAAGTAAGGAGTTGATATGTTCTACAAGAGCATTAGTAATCTGAATGTCAGCACCAGCGTCATTAGGATCTAGGAATGTAACATCAAGTTCAATGTCTACTACAACTTCGTTAGCCTTACTGAACCTTACATCGTGGGATACTCCCATAATATCGTCTACTGTTCGTGTAGTAGTTCCAGATGTAGGACAGCCTAGAGGTTTAGTTTCTAGTATAACTTTAGCTATATCGTTCTCATTTACGTTACCTAATTCACCTACAGTAACATGTATAGTGAAAGCAGGTACACTGCCAATAGGAGCGTTAGTATCATTGTTAAATACTTTAGCTTGAGGTAAACCAAGTTCTACTAGCCTTGCTTGCATAGTTTCTTCTGTAGAAGTGTAGTTACGCATTACAGACTTGTTACGGTCATTACGGTATTCTTGCTCAGTCTGAGCCAGTTTACCTATTGAACCATTTGTAGATTGACTTACAGTATCCCAACCAGCCAAAGGTGTTTGTATAGCAATGATAGTTCCAGCTAATACAGGTGTTGGCCCTGCTACCTTAGCTACTACTTGAATGTTACTAGGTATAGTTGTATCAAATGCTACGTAGAACTCGTTACCAACTGCATCTAGTACTATGCTACCTTGAGGTATAACAGTACCAGCAGTTCCAGTAACTTCACATACAGCAGACGATCTACTTGCTACACCATAAGGCAAGCCAGATAGCTGACCTATGTTCCTAAGTCCTGCACCTGTAGCAAAGTCAGGATTGTAACTATTATATACGTTACTTAGTTGTGACCAGCATTGGAACAGCTCATAGGACATAATGCCTATAAGCTGACCGTCTGGTGACTCAGGTGAGAAGTCAAAGCCAGCATTGAATACTTCTAGCTTTCCTTCAATACGAGACTTGATGTTCTCGTAACTTTCTGGTTCAAAACCAGCTCTGGATAAACCAGCCATTATGTCACTCCCCAAGGAACAATTAGATCAATAGTTCCATATTTAGTTTTAGCCTTAAACTCTAAAGTTAGCTTACGATTGCTGTAGCTTGATATAAGACTTACGATTGATAGTACTCCATCAGTTTCTAGTATGATAACTCTTGCTCGCCTTTCTAAATCAGCTAAGTTGTAGTTACGTTCAAAGTCTTCTTGGTTAACCCAACCGCGTGTAGGGTCTAAAGCCCACTCACCTAACCAAGTCCTAAGCTTACTTTTAACTTGTTGTACTACAAACCTACCTTCATTAACACGAGACACACCACCACCAAAAGGTTTAATAAGGTCATGTGTTTCCTTACTTAAGGCTAAGTGTCTGCCACCATCGGATGAACCTTGTATCTTAGCTACAATTACGTTCCTAAGTACAGTAGTGGCTACGTTGCCTGAACTATCTGTATAGTCATAGTAAACTGTGTAACTTCCTGGCGTTGTCAAGTCTAGGTTGGTAGATGTATTAGCAAAGCCTGTTCCATCTACAGCATCAGTCCAGATTGCTCCTTCTTCATTGTATATGCTATTAACTTCTACAACTACTGTAGGAAGACCTTGCAGAACTATGACAGGTGCAGTTGTATCAACTACGTTTACATTACGTGTAGCTTCTGTAGATACGTTACCAGAACTATCAGTGTAAGAGTACTGTACTGTGTATGGGCCTACTGCACTTGTGTTTACATTAGAGACAGCAACAGCATTACCTGTACCATCTACATCATCTACCCAAGTTGCACCAGCATCTACAAAGTCAGTACCAGCTTCTACTGTTTGCGGGTTGTTACCTTGAATAGTGATAACAGCAGGAGTTGTATCAACTACGTTAACTGTACGTGTAACTTCTACAGCAGCTTTACCTGAGTTGTCAGTGTAGTTGTATCTGACTGTATACGGGCCTAGTGTTGTGTTGTCAATGTCATCAGTAATATCGACTACATTGCCTGCACCATCTATATCATCAGTCCAAGTTGCACCAAGCTCTACATAAGCAGCTCCATGCTCTAGGTTAATAGTAGCTGCACCAGTTAAGGTTATTACAGGTATTTCTAGGTCAGGGTCTACTACGGAGACAGTTCTGGTTACAGTTGTTGCAACATTACCAGCAGTATCCGTATGATCATAACTAATGATATAATCATCAATAGTATTTATGTCTACAGTACCTGAAACTGTTGCACTACCTGTACCATCTACGTTATCAGTCCAAGTTGCACCTAACTCTGTATAAGTAGAACCTAAGTCTACAGATACAGTACTGTCACCGTTTAGTGTAATAACTGGCGCAGTTATGTCATTGTACGAACCTAGTATGACTTCTTCAGTAGCTCCTATAGTACCATCTTGTTGTACAACACGTACATCAAGTATGATAGGGTTAAACCAATCTAGAGCATTGTCTTCAGTAACTACCCTATCACCGTCAGGATCTATACTAAAGTTTACACCAGTATCTAGTACACTAGTTATATCATATTCTAGATCATCACCTGTTACAGCTACTAAAGCTGCGTAATCCTTAAGTACAGAATCACCTACAAATGATGGGTTTGTTAAATCTACTTTATCCCAACCAGCTTGTATAACTAAAGGTATAGGATCTGTATCTACAGTTTCTGGCGTACCTTCATCTATAGTCAGAGTCCATACGTAACCAGTTGCATCTACTTGCTTAGTTAAGTCACCTACAGGGAAAGTTATTGTGTATGGGCCACTACCTGTAACAGTAGTTGGTACAAGTGTATCGTTACCACTAACAAGAGTAGTGTTGGCAGTTGTTGGTACTACTGTAGATCCTGTGCAAACTAGTTGAAAGTTAGTCTGCCTTTGCATACTAGCATCATTGCTAACTATGGTGACACCAGCAATGTAGGTTTCTGTAGGATCGTCAAATATAAAACCAGAGCCATGATAGTTTGGGTTGCCAAAAACAAAAGGCATAGTAGCTCCTTAGCTTAATGTTGCAGGGTAAGTTCCGTACTCTACACCTGCTTTACTTAACATGACTACTACGTTGTCACCTGATGAAGCACCTGTTACAGCTATTGTAATACTGTCTCCTACCATAGTTACTAAACCTGAGTCAAGCTTTGTACCTAGAGCATTAGCAGCAGTACCCACAAATATAGCGTATTCAATGTCTGCTACGTTATTGAGGGCAGTGCCTTCTATATCAGTAAGAGCTAGTGTAAGACTTGTGCCTGTAGTCGTTTCTGTTTCATCAGTAAGTATATAGCCACTTGCACCATCCTCTTGCACTAAATATATGTCATAGCTAGTGTCAGAAGAAAGACCAGAGATAGTTGCTGTTACTCCACCTGTACCACCAGTAAATACAATAGAGCTTGCTGCTGTTGCACCTACTTCATTGTATACGTTAGCAGCAGATGGAGTAGAGGTGTTAGCAGGATATGCTACAACCTTAGCGTCCTCTGTCAGTACAGAAAAGCCTGTTACATCTACTGAGGTATTGCTAGGACTAACACCAGTTATCTTAAGAACTTCTACAGGGTTATCTGTACTTGTAAATAGTACTCCCCTAGCTACTCTTAAAGATGCACCTGACACTTGATCTACTACAAAGTGTTCATCACGAGCAGGAGTAACCGATGTGTCAGTACCTACAGTTGTTGTCAGTGGTAGCATGTAATTAAGATCAATCAAGCACGTAGTTGGGTGACTATCTGCTACAAACCCTGCCTGTGAAATAGTCTGCAAGTCTGACTCACTTAATACTTCATCTACTAGCCAATCTTCTGCTTTAAGGCAATACTCGTCTGTACCAAGTTGAAGGTTTTGAATATTCGTCCCACCCATTATTAGGTATTGATAGTCAGCAGTTGTTACTGCACCTGCAAAAGCAGCAGTGGTTGTACTGCTGTGGATTGTTGTACCCGTATCACAATCTATTAGATAAGCCTTACGCTCTTGTGTAGTGTGGTCATGGGTAGCTGCCATCATTAGCCACTTGTTTACGTGTACTGAGTAGTCTACCTGCTCTCCAAACATTGCAAAGTGTTGGCTTGACCTAGAACCAAAAAATGAAGTTGTTGTAGGTGCAATCCCTCGTACGCTTATAGTACTATTTAAGGTAGTGTTGTCATAACCTGTAAAGTATTCAACACTAAGCCTAAGATCATTATCTATCGTTGACCCTGCACCAGTAGTAGCTTGTAGAGCAAAGATCATATTTTGAACTTCTAAATCATTTACCTGAGTGCTGTAAATTTTAAAGAAAGAACCTATGCTGTAAGTAATACCTGTAATAGACCTTAGAGGTGAGGGTGTTGCTATCTCAGGTGATAATATTGTACTGGTTATAATATCAAGAGACATATTAGTTACCCTCTGCTAGTATAGCGTCTAACTCTGCCTCTGTCATAGCTGTTAGCTCTTCTCTACGATCACTCATGAACTTAACACGATCTTCAAACAAGATAAGGCCGATCTTGTACTCTAATCCGTTAGCTACAACTTTAACAATGTTAGTCCCATTCCACTCGTAGTTCCAAGTGTACATATGTTGGAGTAGTTCATCGTATTCTTCTCCTGTAACTTGTACACAACCATCTGGAACACGTACAGCCCCTTTCATAGCTTCACCTGTTAGTCGGTGAACGTAGTCAAAGTTTCCGTTGTAAAGTGCTACAATTAAGTTGCCTTCTAGTTTTGCAAAATACATATTGTATCCTTATTTAAAATTTGTTTAGCCACCACCAGATAAACCTTTTCCATCTTAGTTTGATGTATCTAGGTATACAGGGGCCGATGGTGGTGCAGGAAAAACATTAACACAAGTCTCTGGTGATTGATTACCTTCTTGGTTCCAGAAATCTGTAGTAGATATTGTAAAGCATGGTTGACCGTAACCACCGTAATCGTATACAAAACTGGTAGTATCACCACCTTCAATCCAAGCTACCTTTTCACCTTGTTCGTACAGGTTGTACCCTGAGATTTCAATAGCAGGAAGTGGTGAACCATCTTCACGTTTTGTAGGAGTATCCCATACAAAATTGATTACAGAATTTGCCGAAGCGGTCAAAGGTAACATAATTGCTAGTATTGCAGTACTTAAAAATTTCATATCTATTCTCTTAAAATGGGCCAGTAGTTCCACCTTCAGGGTTGGTGTGTGAATGGCCGTTAACTGATTTACCACCAGATATTACATTGGTAGCTGTTACTGTATCTGTAGATTCTAATGGGCCAGTAATTACAGCACCAGAAGCTGGGACTGCTGCACCACCTGAACCTAGCGCACCACCTAAAAGCAAGTTGCCTGTAATGGTACATAGTGGTGTAGTCATTGTAACACCTGTGGCTGCATTCATATCTATTGCAGGACTAGTTACTGTACTACTTGTATTAGCTGTAACCTCTGCGGTTTCACATGTTACTACAGAGTTGCCTGTAACTGTAGAGGTCATATTGCCACCAACTGTAGCATTTAAGTTTGCATCAGTGTTAATGTCAATGTCACCATCTGGTTTCAGGTTGATAGTAGTTGTGCCAGTCTTGATATGGATTTGGCCATTTTCTAGTAGTGTTACTCTCTGGTTCCTATCTTGGTTTCTAAACTCAGCATCTGTTGCGCTGTACTCAGGTATTGCTCTAGGTATATTATTCCAACCTACTTGTGCAAAACCGTCTGTGCAACTAAACATTCTTTTAGTCCAAGGCATAGCTTTACCATCTGTATCTACCCCTGCTCCATCAGCATCTTTAAATAGCCAGTGGTCATAACCTGATTGGCTAAAGTGCATTAAGCAAGTGTCGCCTACTTTAATAGGAAAGGTGATGTGCCAAGTACCTCCACCAGAAGTGTACACAGGTACATCATATAGTAAAGGCTCTTTTACTTGTACTTCATCTTCTACTGGTGTAGAAAAAGTTCTATCATTGCTTAGCTTAATTGTAGCTGTCTGTGTAGCAGGAAAGTATTCTACAATTCTCCCTGCTATACAAATAAACGCTTTACTTAGTTTCATCAACAAGCACACCCCGACTTAACTTGAAGCAGCTCACCAACTTCGGTAGCTTCTTCTCCAAAACCTAATTGATTCTGCGCACCAGTTAACATATCGTCAACTGTAGGTAGCGAATCTGCAATGGCAATTAGTGGATCAGTTTGAGTACCGCCTGTAGCTGACTGTACTATACAGCTTGTTCCAGCATTTAGTAAAGCAGCTCCCGCAGCGTTAGGTGGTGTGTTTTCGTATATAAAACCATAACCCGATTGTTTTAGATCTCCTATAGCTGTTGCATACAATTCTTCAGCTTCGTTAAAGATTAAATTCCCAACTTCATCAACAAAGCAGTCAGCAGTGTTATCTACGCCAGCAGAAAGTAAACTTGCAAAGGTATCTTCTTCATCTTTACCTTCACAACAGGAATCATCTAGTAACCCACTGTCAGCTCCATAAACTTCTACAGCAGATTCACTGAGATGAACTTCGTAATTATCTAAACCATTTGGTACGGGGTCTTTACCTTTATATACCCAAGTAGTCTTTACAGCATTACCTACTTCATCTTCTCCTGAAATAACAAAGTCTTTACCTATAGTAAAATTTGCTTTAGATATTTCATCAAAAGGGTTTGTAAGTAATCCTTGCCTATCTAACTCAAACACTGCTGCTGCCCTAGCAGGGCCAGATAGTACAGTGAAAGATAAAGGTATAGGAGCGTTACTAGAAGTTTCAGAAATCTTTATAATCTCTTCGCCAGAGATAGTAAAGTTTAGAGTATCTACTGTACCTGAGGCTTGTTGTGTTGAAAACTTATTAAATATTACAGGCTCATAAATACCTAAGTTTGTAACTACTTTACATTCTTGTGCAGACTGTACCAAGGATTCCAATACTTCAAACATAGCACTGTTAGTGTCAGAACCAAAAGTAGGTCTAGCAGGTAGTACACCAATATCTTGACCTACAGCTACAGCGCTAGATGTAAACCCATAGTTTGAGAATGAACCTTTTAGGGATATAACTCTGTTTTCGCGTATAGCATGTGTAGATATATGTTTACCAGATTGCACTGGATACTTAGTTACTTGAGAGCTTGCTTTGTGATCTTCAGACATAACAGCGTGAAAGTTCAACGTCTGTTCGTCACCGTTTGCTGTTTTGTATATAATGTGAGCAGGAGTTGACTTAGCCATTACTAGTCCTTATTTATTTGTGCCCAAGCTACAGTAGGCGAAAGCTTACCGTCAGTTGGGGAGATTGCATTAATAACAGTGTTCCAATCAGATGTGTAGTTACTACCTCTGTGCTGTGTAGTAAACGCTTGGTATCTTGTATAACTAGAAAAGCTTTTAAGGTAGTTGTCTGGTGTTACTTGCAACCTAAGATCATTTTCATCTACACCTACAGTAATCAAATTGGATAAATCAATAACTGTTGTTGGATTTATATTAGGGTCAAGTATACTGTCGATTACAGCAGATGCTATACCAACTTTAGGATTAGACCTCATAGCATCTGTTTTAAACACTACAGTTTCACGAGAGTTTAAATCAGTTAACCCTACAGATCTAAGGTCAGGTTTGTGCATTAACTTTAAGTCTCCATTTATTACATAAAAATTAAAGTCAAACTCGCTACCTAACTCTTTTAAGGCATCTATAAAATTACCTGAAAAAGTTCTTACTACTCTTAAGTCTTGCTTAGTTTCCTTACCTGCGGGAAAAGAAATGTAATCTATTTTGCCTTTGAACTCAGCAACAGCTTTTAGATTTTCAACGCAGTTTTTCAAGCTTGGTAAGTACACTGTAGTTTCATCTATAGGCTTTTCTAGTAAGGCTACCCTTTCCCAAGATTGACAGAACAAACTAGTTATACGGTTAGGCATAACTAGCTCATCTACCATGTTGTTTATCCTAAACTTATTCATTAAGGTAACTTTTTCACCACCATAGGATCTTACTTTTAGTGTGAGATACTTGTCACCACCAGCTAACATTGTAATGTTATCGTTGTTTAAGTTGTAAATAGTAACCTTAGCTACATTAAAGTTAGGTATCATTCTTATATCAAAATCTACCCTTAACTCACTAGTGCCTAGCAGGATATTATCACTTTCTACACTGTTGTAAATCTCAACAAATACTTCTTGTTTTAAGTTCATTAAGTCCCTGCCTCGTAGTCTGTGTAATCTTCTCCATTACTTCTAACATTAGTTTCAACGCCATCTTTATTAACAACAACATTTACGTCAATATCATTGACGTTATTAATATCGTTACCTCTAGACATTACTGGCTTATCAGCGATACCTTTACTTGGTACAATATCTTCAAAGTTAAAACCTGCCATTTCTAACAGTTCATTTCCTACGCCAGCTACAGCACCAACTGCCGCACCTTTAATGCCAAATCCAGCACCAGCCATAGTAAACTCTGCAATATCCATTAATGAATCTGCAACGCCGCCATCGTCTTCAATGCCAAACATTCCTCTAGCTGTACTGCCTATTGCATCACTCGCAAACCCTCCTGCTGTAAGCTTACCAGCATTCTTAGCTAGATTCATTGTACTTCTTTCAGATTTCGTTAGTGAAGTTTTGCCACCCTTGACAGCAGAAGGTTTCTGTGTAGAAGTTACTGCATCTCTAACTTTCTTTGCAGCCATCAGTTTAGATAACCCAAAAGCACCACCTAAACCTAAAGCACCTAGACCAGCAGCAACACCACCTGCACTACCAGTAAAGTTTACAAGACCTTGTGTTACAGTATCTTTAATGTTTTCTATAGTAGCTTCAGCTTCTCTAAAACTGTTTGCACCATCTTCATCTAAGAATCTTTCATTCCTAAGATCTCTATCTATACTGAAATCAACACCATTGAAGTTTATTCCTAATGCTGCTTGGAAAGTAGTTCGGTCAGCAGGAGACATTTGCTCAGCCATATTAGCGTACTCAGCTAACAAAGCATCTGTACCTTCTGTTGCCAACCCTCTTAGCTTATCTGGTGATAGAAAATTTCCATATGCTTCATTAAAAGATCTTCCATCAACAGTTCTAGAAGCAGAGTAAGCTGTAACTTGCTTTCCGTATTCGTTAGCAAAAAGTTGTGAGTTCATTAATGTGGTTCTAATGTTACCAACTTTTGTCACTGTACTGAAAGCGCCTGTATCAGACATTCCCATTTCTTCTAAGCTTTCAACAAGGTTCTTAGCTTTACCACCACTTAAACCTGTTTCATCACCTAACCTTACAAAGTCCATACTAGATTCGTTAGTATTAATGGCTCCTTTAGATAGCTTATCTAAAGATTCTCTGACAGCTTTAGAGAAATTTCTTGTAGCTTTTGAAGCTTCCCTGTCAGCTTTAGCCCTTTCCCTAGCAGCTTTAGCAGCTTCTTTATCAGCTTTAGCAGCTTCCTTATCAGCTTTAGCAGCTTCTTTATCAGCATTTCTTTCAGCTTTCTTTTGCTCAGCTACTTTAGCAGCTTCTGCTACAGCCTCTTTCTTACCCTCTTTCCTATGAGGCCCAACAAAGTCTTTCTTTTCTTCAACTAGGTTTATACTTGGAGTCTCTGCTGAGATATTACTACTACCAACACTACTGCTAGGTGTAGAGCTATCATCACCAAACGTAGTCATTTCTTCTTCAGCTTTTACATCACCATCAAAGGATTCTTTTTGAGAAGAAGATTCATTTTCTTCATTAAACAATTGTTCCACTTCTTCCTCACTTAAGTCAGATAGGTTACCTCCACTATTTACAATAGCAGCGTTTATTCTTTGTCGAATTCTTTTCTGCATACCCTTGTCAGCATGAATAGTCCTTTGACTAGTTCTCATAGTCAGGCTATCAACAGCAAACAACTCAGTCTTATCGACTTCTTCTATCATCATTTGAAACTGAGCTTGAGCATCATACTTAGCAGTACCTTTTTCAGATATGTCTTTTAAGTACTTTATTTCTAACAAAGACTCTAGTTCACCATCATCATTATACAATCTTCCATCAGGAGAAGCACCAAGGCCAGGAAATTTAGGGTTCTGTATCAGACCTACTTCTTTAAAGTTGTAGTTAGGATTCTTTTCTAAGAACCTTCTAATAGAAGTATCCTCAGTCTTCTGACCTTGACCAGTACTGTAGTTGCCTTTAAAACCAGAAGGTATAGCAACTCCTAATTGGTGAGCTTTCTTTCTGTTTTCTGCTTCTTTCTTTTTCTTATTGATTGTAGATGTGAGAGCGCCTTCAGTAGCAAAGTTTGACGCAGAGCCTACTATTTCAGATGCAGTTACATTAAGTTTATTTCTGGCTGCGTACCATGCAACAGACCTTTGTGGTATACCTTCAAAGTCAAGACCTAGATGAGGCATCTTAGATAATAGATTGTTTCTTTCTATTTCTTCTAAGCCTTTCTCTACTCCTATGCTCATATCGTCTAAGTCACGCTCACCGTACATGCCACCTTTTTCTGAACCAGCAGTACGTAACATATCACCAATGAGTAGGTCTTCTCTTAGGATACCTTGTGTAGTAGTTGCAAGCTTTGGTGGCCCCATCACTTGTACAATTTTATCTCGTTCATCATCAATAGTAGGATAGTAAACTCTACCTTCCGAATCGACAGATGGTACACTGCTACTAGTTTTGAAAGATTCTTTTATGGTAGCAGTTGGGTAGATTAAGTTGCCCGATACTACGGCAGAACTTGAAACTGACCCATCTACAGGTTTTTCACCAGATAGGTGCATACCATCTAAGTTATCTGTAGTTGCTTCGTTTCCAAAACCACCCTCGATACCTTGCCTAGCTAGTTCATCCCTTATGTACTGTGCATCTGATTGTTCACCATAAGGGCTATAGAAGCCTCCTGATCTTTTAGAGTTTCCATAAGCATCATCTGCATTAGTAGTCATTTGGGATTTAACTATACCAGACAACTCTGAAAACATATCTCCAAATTCGTCTGCTGCTAATTTTCTTAGTTCCTTTGCAGAGTCAGTGTCATCATCAAAAGGCATCAAGTCATCAAACAAAGTGTTTGCAAGGTTTGGTCTGTTTGCCCAATACGATTTAGAGTGTTCTTCTACAATGCCATCTTTATTTAACCAACCTTGTTCTGTTGCATACTTATCGTACTCAAGTACTGTACCATAAGGTGAACCACCTGTAGCAGCAGCAGTACGCTTACCATTGATAATATCCCTAGTAGCGTTTCTGGTTTTCTTTAACCCTCTGATCATAGTACCATCAGGGTTCTTTAGTTGCTCTGGAAACGGAACTTTACCATTGCCATCTAAAGCATACTGAACTAAAGAATTGTGTATTTGATGTAGTCGAATATTTCTAGTGTGATCTAACTCTTCACTTGTATGCAACTTAAGTGCAGATGCAGAGTACTGACCGTCTATTTTAGTCAAACCTTCTGGTAAGTATCTTGGCGAAAGTTTCTTAGCTATCTGCATAGCTTTCTGCATATTAGCGTTAGAGCTTTCCATAAACTCAGATTCGTTAAGAGGCATGTAGTCGCCTACTCCCCTAACATTATATCTTTCAGCACCAGTCATAAACTGAGCAGCTTTTCTGTTAGCTTGCCTAGAGTAGTTTCTAGTTACTTTACCAGTAATGTTATTTAGTTCAGGAGCTGCTTCGGCTAGTAGACCTTCAGATCTTTTTAGCCTAAAGCTCCCATCATAGTTTTCTTCTATCTCTATGGAGTTTGGTACGTAATATTTTGGATCAATTGACTTGACTTCAGAAGGTAAGTGTTCAGGACGTATAGAGCTGTGCAGCTTTCTAGTAAAACTTTCTAGATTACCTTTTGATTCTCGGACTACATAGTTGTTAGTTTCAGTATCCCAAACAGTTTCGGAGTTACCTGAAATAGCTGTTTGGAATTCACTTAAAGTGTCAAGGTGTTTACTAAGTTGGTCGTCATTTGCAAAAGTAGTTCTCTGTAACTTATCAAGAGTAGCTTTCTGTTCATCGATCTTAAAATGTGAAATCCGACCTAAGTGAATATCTTCACTGGTCATTGCTCCCACTAATGGGTTATTTCCCGTTACATCTAGAGACTTTACAGAAGCAATTTCTCTCGAAAGTTCTTCTTCTTGTCTCATACCTACAGAGCCAGTGGCATTTTGGCCTGTATAGTCTCCTGTAGTTTCCCTTAAGTCTATGAAGTTTCCATATTCATCCATTAGATCACTAACATCTTCAGGTGGTAAATCCGAAGAACTCATATCTAAAGTTTGGTAACCTTCAGTTAAATCTTGTGATAAGTCTTCATTATCACCAGTACTGCCTTCGTAATCATCCATCATGTTGTGATCCTATTAATATTTTGGTATGTCAGGAACCTCTACAGGTGCAGACAAATGTGATCTTATTTCTATTACTTGGTGCATAGTTTCTACATCAAATAAACTATATGTGCCATCTTTTAATTCTTTTAATGTACACATAGGAGGGTTTACTAGCAAAGGTTTAATCAGGTAACCATTTAGTTCTGGATATATCTGACTGTAATCTACTGGTAATAGGTGCTCTTGCCCACTAGCTATTTGTTGGGGGAGGCTGCCTTTGCTAAACCTGATACGAAAAAATCATTGTACTGAGAATGTAGTACGTGTACAAACAATTCTGTAATAGTAGGCATTCCTAAATCCTCAATTTTGTTTAGGTCAATCTTACTACCATCAATCCTTGCTTGCTGTATAAAGTGAAACACCAGTTTGGTTGCAAGCTTGTGATCTTCTGCATCCATAATTGCTAACATAGCTACAGGAACACTTTTGTCTGTAGTTATCGAAATAACATTTTCTTGCCCAAATACCTTACACACTTGAGTCAAATTTTCAAACTGAACATTAGCTGGCCAGTTTGGAATATAAATTTCTCGCCCATCTTGTAGGGCTGCTGTATAACCTTCTGTCATTTTAAATCCTAATTCTCAAAGAGAACGATAGCGTACATCGACCAGTATCCACCAATCCGCGCAGAGGCTATCGTCATATTACTTAACCTAGATCTTGAAGATCACCGCCATGTTCACGCTTGAACACGACTTCTTCAAATGTAAGAACCCATGTAACAGTGTTCATAGTTTGTCCACGACTTAGAGAAGGCATGGCTAAGATTACACCGTTGTTTAAGATTACTTCATCTTTACCCATATTGTCCACAAGCTTAGCCTGAATAGGCTGAACCAACTGACCATCTTGATCAGCTAGAGACTGGAAGTTATTAGCCCAATCTTGTAAGTACTTGTTTTCTTTAGAGTTCATCAGTAGTGGGAACGTCAAGTCACCAGCTCTGATTCGTTGCATGTTTACAACCATATCACCATACGCACCAAAAGTGGTAGTAGCAATAGGTGCTCTACGCATGATGTTGATTAGGTTTTCACCTGTAGCAAAGCCTTCTACTTTAAACTGAGTAGGGTTTGAGGCAGGTTTACCTTCAAAGTCACACTCTAGCAAAAGGTCTACATTAGCAAAACTATATTGATACATTATTTATTCCTTATTCGGAGAATTCGCCAGAGATAACAACTTCATGTAATGCACCAGCACCAACAACTTTAAATGAAAGTCCTTGATAGATACGATTACCTTTATCACCTACAGATACATCAGCTAGAGGAACAGACTCTACAATGAAACCTTCTGGTAAGTAGTTACCATTTGGAAGGAAACCAGCACCAGCTAGACCGTTACGTACTGCTGCCCGTAGACTACGTTCTACTGTAGCTACTAGAGTGTTAAGTCCTGCTTGAGTGTAAGGAATCTTAGTGTTGTTAACATACAGTAAGTTAAACACATCAGTTTCTATACGGTTCTCTAGCCATAGGATACCGTGAGTAGTATCAAGCCATGAGCCAGAAGCCATTCGTGAATCAGTGTAAGCATTTACAGTTTTACCAACTTGCACTACAGCAGAAGCATAGTTTTCACGTAGCTTAGCGAACTCAGCAGGAGATAGGTTTTCTGCTGCTACAGTAGGCATCTGTTTTAGGTTAAGTGTGATTGTACTGTTAATAGATTCAAAGTTAACAGAAGCAGCACGACCAAATACAGAAGCAGATGGGTATGCACTAGTATCACGAGAGAAAGTGGTAAGAGTAAATCGTAAAGTACGAGACTTAACTGCGGCTGCAACGTGACCTGTAGTAGCTGTCAGAGTAGACAAAGCATTAGTTGTGTTACAGAAGATCTTCTTAGCGCCTTCTGCCCATACAGCAATATCTTCAGCAGAGTTGCCAGAGTCAAGTAAACCAGTTGTATAATCACGATAAGATTTATCAGTAACTAAGCCAACAAACTCAATACCTTTAGTTACAGATGCTGCAAGTGAGTCTACTGCTGTTTCTGCATCAAGACCGTCTGAGACTTGAGCAAATGCTGCTGTAAGACCTAAGTTATTAGCTGCATCTGAATCTGAAGCTACAGTAATTGTACTTGCTGCACCTGTAGTGCCAGATTTAATAACAAATCGTGAGCCATCGTGTGTACAAGTTACAGTAGCACCACCAACTTCAAGTTGAATAGCAGTTTCAATTTCTGAAGCAATGTCTGCATAAGTTGTAGCAGCAGATACATCTAAGTCAGTGATTGAGATAGTTGTACCATCTACTGTAAATTCTAAAGCACCTGTACCATTCCAAGCTGCTGCAATAAGATTTGCTTCAGTTAAAGAAGATCCACCAACTAGTGAAGCTGCTTGAGCTACATCATAGTTCATTATTACTGTGAAGTCTCGTGGTGTAGGAGTTTGAGCATAGAAAGCTGTAGCAGCCTTATAGACTTCAGAACTTGTTCCCCAATCGCCACCGACTGTAGCTAAGCTTGTGTACGGTCTAGCACGTTCAGCGGGTGAAATTGCTGAGCCAATTAGACTGTCAGAGCTTTTAGCGAGAAAGCCAAGAATACCAAAGTTGCCACCAGATACGCCTGTAGGCGATACGCTAATGGAAACGTCAGCAAATTCAGTGATTTCAATCGACATGATTTTTCCTTTAATTGTTTGTGTTTGTGTTGAGGTCGTGTAATAAGTTACGTCCTACAAATTGTCCACTAGTGACAACCTGTGTAATATTATCTACAACTTCCTCAAAAGTTCTTGTGGCATATAATTCGACTGAGAAGCCTTGCCTCATTTCCCACTCTTTTTCTAATTTAGCAGACTCGTTTGATATAGGTGTACATCTAATAAATCCGTAACCTGTAGTAATCATAAGCTGCTTCATAACTTCAGTAGTCCATCCATGAAGCACTTTACTTGAAGCTATTCCATCTGTATCTACTACACCTATTCTAAACCTAAGTTTTACAGGGCTGAATATTCTTTGGGTAGTGGTAAGATCATCTTGAGTTACAGTTGCAGTGCTTGGTATACCTACAGGATATTCTTCTAACAATCTTATGTGGGCAAAGTCACCTGATGGTTTAGGTGCATTATTCTGTTGTGCAGGATAAGAAAACTGAGGTATGCCAACCATAGTATCTACGAAGAGCTGCATAACTTGCAAGTCTTGCCTTTGTATACTTTTAGCGGTCATTAGTCTTCCTTCTTCTCTAGAATAAAGCTATTAAATCCATAAGTATTTTCTTCTGATTGCTGCAATGTTCTGTAGGTTTTATTTCTGTACTTTACAATGTCACCTATCTCAATATCTACAGTATCTTTGACGTACAAAGTTTTATAGTCAGAATACCTAAACCCTCCGTCTTCAGCATTTAATCCTATGCCTTTATCGAATTGAGAGAATTTGTTACCTGAAGTTATTACACCAAAGAAACTACTTTCTACAACTACATCTGGAATCCAATCATTACTAGCATCATAAGATCCAGACACACCTTTTTTAACTAGTGTAAGTTCAGTTAGCATCAAAGAGTTAAATGCAGAGTGCATTGACATAGCCATCTATACACCCCTTATACCTGTAAGGCAAATCTTAC